ATCCTCCTGTTACATAAAAGCCTGTGCCCTTGAAGTGCACTGGCGTTGCTGTCCATAGTCTAATCATCATCTCTCCACAAAGATGACAGGCTGGGGGTATGTTGTCTGTTTGTTCTGTCAATGCACCGCAAGCCTTGCATTGAAAATCATAAAGTGGCAATGCCGTAGTCCTCTCCTGATGGGGTAGGCAGAGTTACCATACTGCCGCAACTAGCGCACTCCCCGTCTGTAAAATAAAACGCTATCTCCCTATCTACAAATCCACCTAACATAATAAAGACATCACATCCACAAGGACATACCTCTGTCGGCTCACCACGCAAGTCCATAGCCTTGCTGTAGTCCTTGATATGCAGCAGGTCTCTAATGTGTTTCGGTTGACTCATCTTCATCTTCTTCTACGACTGGGCCATCTTCATCTGGAAATGGACGCCAACCGCCTAGGTTTCTGATTAGTGAATTAACTGCACGCTGTACTTTCATCCGTGCGCCGTTAGGAGTTGTATTTAAATCGCCTGCAATAAGGGCCCATTCATTTTCATTTGTACTGAATCTAACTCTAAGAACATTTTGTTTAGCCTCTGTTAATCTGTAGAAGGCTGTTGCTATATCTGACCGTAAAACTAACCAGTTTTTTCCGTCATTACTGGGTTCTGATTTATTGAATTTATAATTTAAATCTTTGATTTTACTAGGAATCTCGTAGGATTCTGCAACAATGCTGGGCAGGAATGCTTCTATAACTGTAGCATCGTAGTAATATAAATCCCCTATTTCATAGCCAATTGATTTTGCTTTTTCTTTTTCGCAGTATGTTATTGCAGCATTGCGTAGGGATTTGGCTATTAACTTATCTTTATCTTTCTGTTCTAAAGCAGACCATTCAGCATACTTACGGGGATGGGTTAGGAACCATAGCCATAGAGTTTGTTGTATATCTAAAACATCAAGCATCGGATACCGCCTATGGTATTCCACTGCTAGTGACGCTACTAAAGCGTCATATTCCGCTATGTACTCCTGTGCCACTTAAGCCTTCCCAAAATCCTCTTTGTACCATTAGTCCTATTATTGCATAGTTTGCTAGGTCAAGCAGGGTATCTTCAATAGGTTCATAGTTCGGCGTGTCGCCTTTGTGGTTGTAGTGCAGGTTCTCTAGCCGTGTCATCTTGTCGTGCATCCTGACTATCAACCCGTTCATTGCCCCGCCAGGAGCATTGGCTATGTTGTATGGGCCGTAGTCCTGATGCTTCCTAATCATTATGATTCTTAGTTGGCTTAGGATTTCTTCTAGATGTTCAGTGTCCTTCATCCAATACTCCTTTAATCTGAGAATCAAATTTAGCCATAGCCTCTGAGACTAGGACTTCTTCTACCATCATATCACCGTGTCCTTCTACAGCACCGACTAGTAGGCTGCCAAGTAGGGTCAACATAGTATCGCCCTGCTTTACATCTTTTATGTATGCTTCTCTGATATCCCTTAAAGCGCTGAGTAAATCTAAACCTTTGCTTTCTGATACTGGTAGACCTACAATTCCTGGATTATTTTTTACATAGTTCCAAAAAGAATTGTTATCTGGGTAATAGTTTCCTGATTCTTTCATTTAACCAATCCGCTCCTTCCTGTAAGACGATGCTATTTACATCGTGCCCTTCGGGCATCTGAACAATATTTACATTGCCTAACTCTCGGCTAATCTTTTTGCCAAACTCTAGCCCTGGGCTATCACCATCTGCCAACACAATAACTGTATCAAAGTCGTCAAGTATTTTTGTGTAATAAGGCTTCCAATTGTTAGCACCTGGAATACCGACTGCTGGGTGTCCTGTCTTTACTACTGTTGTAATACAGTCTATCTCACCTTCGGTAACACAGATGTAGCCATCTGCTGTTAGCACTGTCTGAGCATTGAACATAGTTGTTTTTGCTCCTGGCAGTCCTATGTACTTTGGGTCTTCTCCTTTGATACTGCGGAAGCGCAGGTCAACTACTCCTGTTGGAGTAATGTATGGGATTACTAATTTACCCTTGTAGCCTTCGTGTCCTGGAGATGGATTGTCCACCACTCCTAAATGAAACATCCTTGCTTCTTCTACCGATAGTCCCCGAGTTGCCAGATAATCTGCTGCTTGATTTATGTGTTTGGCGTATTCTGTCGCTGCCTGTAGGAGAAATTGTCTCTGCGAATTTGACAGCCTCACGATAATTTCCTCCTTCTTTGTGCATAATTAAGTCGTATACATCTCCACCTACACCACATCCGTGGCATTTGAATCTGCCTTCATCAAAGTTAACACCAGCCGATGCGTGTTTATCTGGGTGGAATGGGCATTTTATTTTGCGCCAGCCGTGTCCCATTGCTGGCACGGCGGCGCCTACATACTCTAGGTATACAGCAATACTATGTTTCTCCATCTGTTTTCTTCAGCAGTTCTAGCCATACCTGTGCTGGCATACTGGCATACCACTCGCTGACATCTCCTTTGCCTTTACGTTTGTGTATTACTACACCTGTCCAAGCGTTATCATTTTTCATTTCTACTTCTAGTTCTGCTAGCCATCCTGCTAGGTCCATCTTGGCGTGGTTCTTTATCTCAATGGTTACACCTGGCACACCGCTTATATCGCCTTTGTCTAAGGTTGCTCCTGCGAGTCTGCGGTCTGCATACTTGTAACCATTGGCTTTAAGCCAAGCAACTACATCTCGTTCTGCTTGGCTACCTTTACGCTTAGATGCACTACTCAATTGCTGCCAATGCAATCTTAGTTACTTGCGACTGAACCGTATTGTAAAGAGTATCGTTGTTATACAACTCATCAACTACTATGTTCCATTCACCATCTGTTAGTGCTCTACCTATTGATACTTCTACATCTTCTCTGCTGAATGAACAATCCCATATCTTAGTTTCCATACATTGTCTCCTGTGCATACTTAACTTGAACATCTTCTAGATACATACTGTCAGGGTTGAAGGCTAGGCTGACATAGTTATTACCTGTCTGGTCTGCACGCCCGTATCTATTTTTGACTGGGGCTACGCAGAGATAGGTATCATCACCCTGTTTCATCTGACCGATAGTAAGAACCATTGCTGGTATCTGGTTGACCAACCCCTGTATTGCAGAGCGGGGCTGGCAGGGATAGCCATCAAAGCCTTCCTTGGTATGGTGCAGAACAAGCACGGCTGAGTTGGTATCTCTTGCAAGATACTTCAACTCCTTCATTGCTGCACGCATACCTTGGAATTCTTCGTGTCCATCCATTGCAATATCCATTAGGTTATCTACAACTATAAGCGTAGGACTTCTACCCCAAACTGTTTCAAATGCACTGACCTCATCATCTAAATCTTTTAGAGTGGGAGTGGATTCAAAAGACCAGAACAAATGATTGTTAAGGGTAAGAACTTCTTCTGCTTGAATAGGCTCACGCTTGAGCATCTGCTCTGCTGCTATCTGTGTGATACGACTGGACATTGCTAATAATCGCATAGCCATAGTGTGAGCATTAGTATCTGCGCTGAAGTAAAGCGTAGGAACTTTTGCCCTGGCTGCTATTGCCAGTGCGATAGATGATTTACCAGCACCAGGAGTGCCAGCAATCATTGTGATTTCTGCACGGCGCAGGATAATTCCTGCCCGTTCAAATGCCGCAAAGGCGGGCGGTAATGGTTCTCCGCCCACCTCTGCTTTGTTAATACTGCGCTTGAGTGTTCTCATTTACTTTACTTGTTCAGCAACAAATGTATTCCACTCTGGTGAACCAGCACGAACATACTGATTCTTGCACTTATCAATTGCACCTTTTTGTGCTGGGCAGAAGTAGCCACGATATGTCTTGCCGTCTTTACCTGTCCCTTGGATGGCTGTCATCTTGCCGTGTGGACAATTACGTCCACTAATTGATGGTGCTGCACCCCAACCACCATCACTGGGTGTTGGGTTATCAATGATAGATGCGCCGAGTGATGCTGCTACCTGTGCTGGTGCCATTGGCTGATACTGAACTGGCGCTATGCCTTTGGCTGCTGATTCAAGTTCTGATACTGCTGACTTGATTGCGTCTAGTGCTGATGCTACTAGTTGGTCTAGTTCATCTCCGTGTTCTGCACGAACTGTAATGAGTGAACCTGCTGTTGATTTAACTGTGATACTGATTGGTGCTTCAGTGCTAGCCACTGATATCTCCTTCTTCAAATGGAGTAACGAGACCCTTTTTGTCTCGCCACTGTCTTACTTTCATTGCGAATTGTACTCCCTTCCAGCCCTCTTTAATGTCTATCCAAACTAATTTGCATAGACCAGTTCCTGCTGGAAGATGGATGATTACTGCTTTTTCTTTATTGATATCACCCCAACTACCACGGCGACCCGTAGCAACGTCATACGGGGAGCCGTTGGCGTAAATTGCTAACTGAATAGCAATGTTGTTTGGGTGGTCAATGCGACCAGTCTTTATATCTGCAATGAACTTCTCACCTTTATATTCAATTACTCTGTCGGGAGTACCAGCAATCTTGTACTTATCCAACACGCAGAACTGTTCTATAAAGAACTTCTTGAGATGTCCCGTTGCTAATTCATAGGCGCGGATGTCCCCTGCCCACTCGTCTGGTATTGGTCCAGGTGACTGGCCCAAATCTAGTTTCTCTGCTATTGAATGTAGTGCTGTGCCGATACTGGCTGCACGGCTAGCGCCTGCTACCTCCATAGCATCTTCAATGTATTTGTTAATAGCCATCTTGTCATCGCCTGCTGCGCTGATAGATAAAAGTAAATCATTACGAACTGTTAAACCTATTGCAGCCATACGCATCTTCCAGGCTGTTAGTGCTGATGCATCATCTAAACTGTTAGCAATTGTTGTTGCTCTTGTATAAGCAACTGGTTTGCCTCCTGCTTTAGGAATTATTAACGGACGCCCATACCTATCTCGTTCTATTTCTACTCGCATAAATCTTTCCTTGTCTCCTTGTAAAAGAGACGGGCTGGAAAAGGAGACTAATCAAACTCCAGCCCATCTCAGTAGGCAGATAGTATCAGATGACGGAAGGGGGTTCCTCTGAACTATCTGAGTTGGCGTGGCATTGACAAGCACATAGTCTCCTGAGTGCGTGGATACCGATGACCGCGGTACCTTTGCATTCATCGTGCTTGCCTACCAGACACTTGCCTGTTTGCTGTGCCCCATCATAGGTATGCCCAGATATTTTGGGCATTTAGTTACTGCTGTTCTGTGCTTGAGATATCAACTGACCAGTCATCTAGGTCAGCATCTCCGCCTACTTCAACAGACAATTCGTTCATTACATAATCATTTGCTTCGTCTTCATTAGAAGCAGAGATGTTGCTGACTGTGTAATTGATTGTGCCTATGACTGTCCATAGTTTCTTTAGTTCTTCAGCGCCAATACTTCTGAGTAGTTCATTGACATCATCTATCTCACACTCTATTGCTGTATCTGTATCAGGGTCAAAGCGAGAGTTAAAGAACTCGTAGACTTGCTCTCTTGCTGTTACTAGTTTGCCATAGTATCTGCTTGCTCTGTCATCGCAGTCATTTAGTTTCTGGCGCAGTTCATCACGCTCAGTGATGGCTGCGATAGCCATCTCTTCGGTGAACTTAACTGTTGTTCCATCTTTATCTGTATAAATAATTTCCATTATTAGTCTCCTATGCTAGTGCTAGTTCTTGTGCTCTTATCTTTAGGCTATCACTGCCACCTGACATTGTTCTAACGCCTAGTGACTTTGACTTACCTGGTTTGCCGTGGTCGGCATACTCAACAACTGCCTGCCATAGACCGAAGGCAGTCTCTCGGATGTTCTCCTGAGTAGGACTGTTCTCGTATATGTCTAGGCTTCTGGCTCTGTGGTTGAGGGCATTGGTGCGTTGCATCTTCTCACCTGCAGATAATAAATCTAAAGGTGTATCTTCTACCTTGCTAGGCAATGGGAATACTTTCTTGAAGTAATCCACTGCATACTGGCGCGTAACCTGACGCTCAAGCATTGTCTCTGACATAACTGTGTAGTCATCAATAGTTGTGTAGGCAATATCAAGAATGCCACGCACATCATTAACATCTAACTTAGAGTTAGTTGTATGACGCAGCATATAGGTACGCTTCTTATCGGTAGCCCGATAGATTTTGTTAATCTGATTGTGGCAGAATAACCGTTCAATGATAGGGCGGATAAGAACTGAACCACTGCCATCGTGAGTAGTCTTGGCTAGTAGGAATGCTGCGTGTGGGTCGCCTTTGATTTCCATTTCAATAGGCAACTGCATAAGCATCCATACTTTTGCGCCTGCTGCATACTCACCTGCTGCTGCATACCGTGCATCTCCTGAATCAATCAGGGTATCTAGTACTGAGAATACTTCAGCATTCTGTAGCGGTTTGTATTTGTTGCCGACAATACCTAGTGGGATTACCTCACCTGTTGGTGTTGTCTTAACAACTGCTTGTTTATTATTAACTGGAATATGAACTGGCTGTTCTTGTCCAGGAACTTGATAGACAGTTGTTACGGGATGCAGCGATACTGACCAGTCAAGCCCTGCTTGTCTGGCTACATCACTGGCTGATGTGGCTGTTACTGCTACACCAGATTTAGTCCAGGCTGATTCGTTCTTTGCTGCTATCTGTGGTCTGTTGATTACTTCTGTGGTCATACAGATTCCTTCTCTGCTATTCTGAGTAGTGCCCAAGTGTTTC